ATATCCTTAATATCACGATAAGTGCTGAAATATGTACCACTACCAAAATGACCAGTCTCACGACCGCCCATCTGATATTTGTTGTCACTCACATGTGGGCGCATATCGTGATTAGAACCAAAATGAAAATTCCATTCGGATTCTTTTATAATACTATATTGTTTTGGATTTATATAAACCTTTCTATTCATGCCAATAAATAGTTAATTTTACTTAAATAATTTGGTTAATTAACTTTTTTTTCATATCTTTGCAGTTGAGAAAATAGTATCATTATGACTAGAGACGAAGCAAAGCAGATTGCGCTTAACGCAATTAATAAAGAAATTGAACTGCATGGGGAAGATTATGTATATATGATGGCCCCACAACCAGGTAAGAATTCATGGACACTACGTGAGGCAAAAGAATCCATCCTAGAGGATAAAGAGCTAGAAAACAGCGGCTCAAACCTCATTGATGGAATACTTAACCTTGACAAATATATGAAAAAACAAACTAAAAAAGCAAAAGAAAATGGCGTGGAATAACAATGACCTACTAACTAGGGAGGAATTTAAGAAACAAGTATTCGCCAAGACAAAAGGAAAATGCTGTGTACCCAATTGCGACTGTGATGCAGTAGACGCACATCACATCATGGATAGAAGACTCTTTTACGATGGGGGCTACTATCTATCCAATGGTGCTGCTTTGTGCGCAAAACATCACCTTGAGGCAGAGAAAGGACAAATCAAACCAATGCAATGCATCAAGTATATGGGTATCGACTTGACAGATTGTAGGAAACCAGATAAGGTTGACTTGGATTGGCACGAATACTTTGAACTATTAACAACAGACAGACTTAATAAGTGGGGTGAATAATGCTTAAAAGATTAACATATAGAGAAATGGTTGCAAAATTCCTTTCGTTTTTGAAAGAGAATAAGGCACTTAATGGGTATCGAAATGCTGTTAGAAGACAGAAACGGTCATATTTTAAGACAATCGAAAATAATATAAACCCATTTACAATTGAACCAATTAGAGTACTGTTCAGACCAGAACGATATTGCGAACTCATTAACATGGCATTCCACTGGTCTTCAACGCCAGAAGACCATGAATATTGGGAAAAACTTGACAGTAAATGGAGAAGAAGAATAAAAAATATTGAATTCCAAATGGTTAACGAGAAAATATATAAACAATGAAATACCCAAGGACATATCATCTGCCATATTCTCCAGGAGCCACGAAGGATGACAAGAAACTGAAAGATAATTGGTTCGACTATTTCAAAAACCAAGAAATTCTTATCACAGAAAAACTCGATGGAGAAAATACCGCATTTACATCGCAAGATGTATATGCACGTAGTCATGGTGCGCCAACACGTACCCCTTGGTCACGTAACCTCTGGGGTGATGATGGACTGTATTGGAAAGTGAAACCACTACTCCAAGACAATGAAATAGTATTTGGGGAAAATCTCTACGGAGAACACTCAATACACTACGATAAACTACCATCATATTGGTTTATGTTTGCACAATATGATGAAATATCAAATCAATGGGCATCTTGGGATTTCGTTAAGTATTGGGCTGAAATACTAGGAGTACCTATAGTCCCAGAACTGTGGAGAGGAAAAATAGAATCAGAAGAACAATTGGAAAATTTGGTAAATTCATTTGTGAATGAACCATCACTCTTTGGAAATAATCGTGAGGGTGTCGTTATAAGAACCACTAAAACATTCCATAACAATGTATTCTCACATAACGTATGCAAATGGGTGAGACCCAACCACGTACAAACAGACAAACATTGGACTCGAAATTGGACTAAAGCAACATTGATATGAATCACAAATCATTTTTTCATATACTTATTATAGCTATTGCACTGTTTTGCATCGCATTCATTGCACAATACACATCAGTGGCAAAAGATAGTGCTATCATTAAACAAAACGATAAAGAACTGATAGTGAAAAAATATAAAGTGAGCCTTTCACCAACAAATGATTTAAGGTCATTTGAATATAAAATTGACTCGTCACTTTGGCGTTACCCACCAAATAAAATTCTCTACGATGGCAAACTCATTAAGGCAAAACATAACCCAGATGAGGTCATAATTAGAATATCAACAAGAAAGGTGAAAAATGGTAAAGTATACAAGGTAACAACAAATAAAGATGTGTCTGAATATTTCTCTTGCAGCCAAGTGGATGAATTTGAAAAAAATATCGGCAAGAGAATGGTAATAACTAAAGTATTCTTTCCAAGAGAAAGGATATTCTACAAATTTCCATAAGACATTATGAAACAACTATTGAAAAAAATCTACACAATTCTAATCCTAATTAAAAATGTATTGATTAGGAAAAATGAATATAACCTTCACTTTGTGGCTGAAGTCGATTCAACTATCAAAAGATGGTACTACGACTTTAAACACTGGGGATTCGAACACGGAAACCTAGAAATGGTCTCTGGCGCTGATGACCTCTGCGAACTCTATGCAAATGGACAAAATGAAGTAACTGTCAATATCATATGCACGGAGAAACCAGTCAGCCATGCAACAACCATCTATGACGAATTCATAGCTGAATCACTACCAAAGGAATGGACATCATGGAAAGATAAACTCATTTGGGGAAGAAACTATACACACGTTGACCCAAATGATGAAGACAAGACAACGAAAATGTGGATATGCCCAGTCACACTGTTCGTATTGGGAAGATACCCAAAATATATCTACATTAGAAAAACTACAATATAATGAAATACTACAATTCAATTGAAGAACTAGAAAACTGTATAGGAAAATTCGTCTATTTCTACTATACAGATAATGGAGAAAGGGATGGAAAAGTAATATACGGATGGGCAAAGAAAATTACTAAAATAGTTAGAGACAAAAACTTTAGTGATAAGAAACACCCAATTAGATACCATAATATATTCGGCACAGACACAATGGTGTTTGAAGATAACCAAAAATTTATAAAACATACTCCTGTACCAAATTACCAAGGAAGAATAGAAGAAAATTCAAACGCACAACAATTCGCAAGAGAATTAACCATAATAGAAAAACTACTCTATAGAATATATCTAAAAAGACAAGAAGCAATAGAAAAAGGACTAATTAAAATCAAACAAGAAAATGATAATTAAAACAATTAATGAATTGAGAAAAAGACATCATAAATTACTGTTTTAATTTTTTTTCCAGAATTTTTTTAATCAACGCAAATAAAAAATGGTATATATTATTATAATTGCATTTTTTTTCATTGTTGTTAGTTGTTTTATCAACAAAAACAACCAACACGAAAATTTTGAAACATCTGAAATCAATAACACCACACAAGTTAACTTAGCAGAGTCTACAGATTTCGAGTATATCAACTACTACGGAAATTTGCTTGATGGCGAAGAAGATTTAACAAATTATGTTTATATAGATACTGAAACCTCTTCATTAGAAGTTGACAGAGGTGAGGTGTTACAACTTTCAGCCATCAAACTAAAAAGAAATGAATCTAATGAATTTGTTTTTAGCGTGTTTAATGAGTATATTCAACCGTCTAAAGATATACGTATTGATGCATTATCAATGAAGGTTAATGGCATTTCATTGGCTAAATGCAAATGTCCGAAGCCAAAAGCGTTTAAAGATTTTCTAGACTTTTGTGAAGGTAAAATTGTATGTGGGTATAATATAGATTTTGACATTAATATGATAGATGATGATATGAGCAAAGAGGGATTTAATCTATTTGACCACATAAAGTCTACTAAAGATATTTTGCAAAATGTTCGTGACAAAATGCTGCCTCTTCCAAACAATAAATTATCTACAGTTTCAGAATACTTAGGATTCAAATGTAATAATTACCATGATGCCATTTTTGACTGCTTAGCAACTATGTTTGTTGACCATCAATTAAACTACAAAGGAAAAATAAATTTTAATTATGAAGAAATGATGAAAATATTATCAAAAGACAATGAAGATACATTTAATGTAAACGATGATAGATGTAAAAAACTTTTTAATGGAAAAAATGTATGCATTTCAGGCGATTTTGAAAATATTAATAGAAAGTATTTGGAAGAAAAAGTTGTTGAATGTGGGGGAGTTGTTAAAACAGGAATGTCTAGGCGCGTTAACATTTTTATAAGCGGATATAATTTTAAACCAACAAGTAAAGAAAAAAAATATGAAGAATTAGTCAAATGCGGATGGAATAATATCATTAAATATAATGAATTAGAATTAATAAAAGAAATAAATTAAAAATATTTACAAATTGATTATATAAAAACGTGTAACAATGTTAGCTACACGTTTTTTCTCCAAATTTCTTAAAAATTTCAATTTTGTGGCTATGTATATTTTCATACCATTTATCAAAAATACCTTCTTCTTTTTTCTTTTTGGCAATTTCATGAATTTCTGAAGCAGCTTGAGGTGTTTCAAAATGACCCAATAAACGTTTTTCCCTTTTATAATATATTGTACTACGCCAACGGTTAATTCGAGGAATAAAATAACACCCCTCTGGATTATTAGTATTTTTTTGAATTTCTGAAATTTCCCAATAAAATCCTTTATAAATTGTTTTGTTGTGTTTGACGAGAGTTTCTGGCTTCATATCCATTGATTTAGCTGCTTCAGATATACTGTTATATGTTTCTATTAATTCAGATTTATTTTTTGAATATTTATAAACATATTTGTACATAGAAGGAGAGCAACCAATAAGTTTTTCTTTTATTTTTTTCTTTGTTTTCTCCGATATTGATGTACCTTTTTTATGCTCAGAACTTTTTTGGGAACGAGAACTAGAATGACCACGATGAAGACCTAAAGACGGTTTGGTATATTTTATACGTTCTTCTTCTGTTAAAGATTTACGCCATTTATCATATTTTTCTTTGCTTTTTTCAACGTGTTCTTTTTTTTCTTCGTCAGATAAGTTATTCCACCAATTTTTACTTCTTTCTCTGTGTCTAGTTTTATCAACCTCAGACAACTGATTCCATTTCTCTAGTGACTTTCTTCGCATTTCTTCTATTACTTCTTGAGAAAAATCGCAATCGCCTCCGTTAGTTATGTTGTAGCCATTATTAATGCTGTCATATAATTCAACATAATATTTTTCCCAATAGTTTAATCTTTCCCTAAGTTCATTTTCCTTGCCATCTTTGCACCATAAACGTTTTAGTACAGTTTTTGTCCAAATGCCATTAGATAAGCCATATTTTTTACGAGCATTGTTAATTTTTTCCCCAGCATATGGTTTATTCTCACTAAGAAATTCTTTTTCTCGCTGTTTTTCATTGGTTGTTTGTCCAATATAAGATTTGCCATTTACATTACAAGTCCATTTGTATATTATTCCTTTCATATTTATAATATTTTTTTATTATAAATATAAGACTGGGTTACATAATTTCAATATTTTTTCGAATTTTTTTTCCAGCAGGATTTTTAAAAGGTACTACTTTCGGAAAAAAAGAAGGGGGTGGGTCTTGGAGAAACGAAATTTTTCCCCAGGAATCAGGAGACAAATCTGTTGGCTTACAAAACAAAGCAAAAACTCCCCCACCCACCGCAGGTTACTGAAGTAGGGGTATACAGGGGGGGCATACTCCCACAATGTTTCACGTGAAACAAAGGTAAGGCTCTCACCCTACCTTTGTCAAGATTTTTCAAGCCATTTCCCTCATCTTTTTTAAGGTCTCCCACTTGATTTGCCTTACTCGTTCCTCGGTGAGATTGAAACGCTTGGCGAGTGTTCCCTCAGTCCATTCACCCTCAGCGCATCCGATAGCGAAGAGACCGCACACAATAGCCTTTTCACGCTCGTCAAGACCACGCATCAGATACTCAATTTTCAACTTCATGTCGGCAGCGTCTGTAAGGTTGTCGGCTCGGCTTGCACTTGCAAAGGTGTCGAGTAAAGTTTTTTCATCGCCATCCTCGTTCCCCAAAGGTGCATCCATGCTTGCAGCGTGATAGTCTGCCTTGGCTTTCACCATGTGAGCACCTTGGCGCACCGTGCGGCTCTCGTCAGTCAGTCCGATACCGATATACTTTCTAACTTGTTCCAAAGCCCATGTACTGAACATTGTTCCACGTGAAACATCAAAGGTGTCAACCGCCACACACAGACCATAATTGCCGTTCTGCAAAATATCCTCAAACACGTCCATGCCGTTATAGGATGCTGCAATGCTCCACACGATACGGAGATTTGCCTCAATAACCTTGTTTCTTGCTCTCTCGTTGCCGTTCTGTGCCTTGCTAATAAGGTCACGCACCTCGCTATCTGAAAGCGGCTTACGAACGTTCATTTCGCTCATGTAGATACTTAAACCCTCGTTGCGTACAACGTTCTTGTTCTCCTTAAAATTGATACTTCTCATATTACGATACTTTATTAAATTAAACTTCTTGTTTTGTGAGTGCAAAGGTAGTGCTTTTTTTTGAATTACGCAAGCATTTAGCAAAAAAAATGCGTTTTGTTAACGTTTTTTAAGGAAATATGCATATTGATGCAAGTTTTATGCAATTATTCATATTTTATTCATTTCAACATCATATTTGATGCAAGAAAAATGAAACAACCTATTTTAAGGCTCTCTAAGACGTTTTTAGGCAGTTAGATGTAAAGTTTATCCACCATATAGGTAAAACGCTCTTAAAACGCTCGGAAATGCCCTTAAATGGCTTCATCTGTATTTCTTTAGCCATATACGTGCGTATATGTGTGTTTTCCTATCTGTTTATTTATGTGGCTGCAAAGGTGATTATAAACAGCACAAAAAATGATGCACAAAATAGGGTAATTTGTGCAATTTTGGGTATATTTTGTAAAGAAAGTGGAAAACTTTGGGGTAAAATGAAAAAAAAGTGGGAAAATGTTTGGTTGTTTCAGATTTATTTCGTACATTTGCATCGTCAAACAGAGACAGAGTGATTTTTGAAACATTGATACATCGGCAATATTGCCACAAAACAATTTAATCTTTAGTAAAATGAAGCAGAGTAATTTTTCTGTAAGTGAGTTGTTAATCGCAGTTGTAGACGTTTTCAGCACTATTGCTGCTTGTAAAGACTTCGCATCATGCAAGTTTGGCTACGGCTTTATCGCACGTTCTGCACCCAAGTTTCGTGCTCCCAAGGCTACGGCAACAGAATGGCTGAATGAGTTTGGCGAGACCATGCCAAACATCGTGAAAGTTACCAAGGTGACTAACGCACGAGCCTACGACTACGCAAAGGCAATTAATCGTACCCTTGCCAAGCAAGGTGATGAGGTTAACTTCAAGTCGGATGCCATGAGTGGTTACGATTGGGTTGTCCCCAACATCATCAAGCGAGCACAGAAAGACGGAAACCTCCAGTTGTGCGTTACCTTCAAGGAGAATGACCGCACCAAGTTTGAGTCTTTCTACATCGTGGCTGACCACTTCGCCACCGAGGACGAACTGACCTTCATCAAGGAGCACTTGTATGTAGTGCCTAACAAGTCGGTCAAGCAGAGTGAGAGCGGTATCGCTGACGAGGACATCGTGATGGTTCGTAACTACAAGTTCTCCAACATCGTAGCAGTCGGACAGACACCACAGATTGAGGAAATGTGGGCGAACATCGAAAAGTAAAGAGAGGGGTCGAGAGACCCCTTTCTTGCGTTTATACCCCTATGGCGTACTTTATTAAGTACAAATATAGGTTAACATTTATTAACAAAAAAAATTGCTGATGTGTTTTGTCAATTCAAAATAATTTCGTACCTTTGCATCGTCAACCAAGGATGGGAGACGTACTTAAATAAGTCTAACAATTAAATAAAGAAAATAATTATGCGTAAGTTGAATTGGTAGTTTAAGGAAAAAATATAGCCAGTAGGTGCAATAGAAGTAATAAGACTGCATGTCTGAAAGGATGACGCATATCTTATAATCCTACCTATCCTTAAAGTGCAGAGATAGTATCGTAATACGAGGAGACAGCACAGATGTGTCATAAGGGGTTGAAACTACCCTATGGAGTGGTGACGAGTATTCCACCCTATTTAATGTTGAGAAGGTCAAGCACTTACAAAAGCGGTGCAAAGTAGGTAGAAAGCGTTTGCAATAGGGCATTCGTAGTTGGTGGTTCGAATCCATCCCTTCTCGCAAATCGAGGTGTGGCAGAAAGTATATGCGACAGTGCCGTTAGTACTGTAATGTTGGTTCGAGTCCAACCACCTTGTCTATTTTTCGATGAACTTTAATTAAGAATCTGTAAATGGCTTGCGTTGTGAAACGTGAGTCTTTCTTGCTGGTTATACCTATGGTGTACTTATTTAAGTCCATATACATACAAAAACTGACCGCACTACTACTTTCACAAGCGGTAGTGCGGTCAGATAAAAAAAAGTATCGTTAGAGAAGTATGGTGGGCTATTTAAGCCCTACCATTGCTTTCAGTTCTTTCTTGATTGTCTTTGCAGTTTCACCTCTCCAAGTTGATGCGTTGGCAAGGAAATAGCGGACAATGTTTTCAGCCGAATCCCAACCATAGGTGTCGTTGATGGAGTTAAGTGTAGCCATTGCATCGAGGTAAGGCTTTGCACCAAAATATACCTTCTTACCCCAGTCCTTGCGGATGTCGTATGCAATCTCGTAGAGGGGTCTGTTCTGAACTTTGTTTATTGTCTTTGTTGCCATAATCATTAATGTTTTATTGGTTTCGTGGTGCAAAGGTACGAAAAAAATCTGAGATAGCCAAATGATTTTATGAATTTAACACAATTTTAACACATTAGGTTTTTTTCTTAATTATTGTTAATATATTTTGTCATGTCGTTGGAATTTCGTACCTTTGCAGAGTTATAATTAAAAGTAGTATGGCTTTAGTAAAGATGCAGTTATCTCCCTACCAAGTTGATATATTCAACGAAGTTGAGAATGGTGATGGAAACATTGCCATTAACGCAGTTGCTGGTAGTGGAAAAACAACAACTATCGTCATGGCTTGCAAGCGTTTGCACTTGAATGAGCGTGACGTGAAGTTCCTTGCATTTAACAGATTGATTGCAGAGGAATTAAAAGAGAAGTTAAAAGGCTATGCAGACGTTTCAACTCTCCATGCCTTTGGTTTTAGCATACTGAAAAAACTTTACAATCATCCTGAGTATAAGATGTACGTTAAAGTGGATAGTTGGAAGTATCAGAAGTATGTGAGACAGAACGTTTACGCATTGTCAAGCATCGTTACGCCTGATACATCAGCCGCAAAGGTTTGGGGTTTTTCTTGTAACGTACAGAAGTTGTTTGACCTTGCAAGGGTTAATCTCATTCAGCATGGCGAAATAAAGAGGTTGCAGAACTTGTGTGACGAGCACAATATTCTTTGTCTCTTTGATGAAGTTAAAGTGTGCGACATCTTATTAGAGGATGCCTATAAAATGCCAAAAGACTTAGTTATAGACTATGTTGATATGATTGTGCTCCCATTGTGCCACAGAGAACATATCCCAACGTTCAAGTATGTGTTTATAGACGAGTGCCAAGACCTTAATACGGCACAGAGAGAACTCATGCTTTGTGCTGCCAAAGGTGGACGTTTTATTGCCGTTGGTGACAGAAACCAAGCAATTAACGGATTCGCAGGTGCTGACTGCAATTCGTTTGATAAGATTGCCAATTTGGGTAATACGATAGAATTACCATTGTCGGTTAATTATCGTTGTGGTAAGAACATGGTACGTCTCGCCCAAGAACTTGTGCCACAGATTCAAGCGCATAAGGGCGCAATAGACGGAGAAATCAGTCATGTTAATAGTTTATCCACAGACCTATTCAGAGAGAACGATATGGTGCTTTGTAGAACGTCTGCACCCCTTGTAGGATTGTGCATGAAGTTGATTCAGAGTGGTATTACCGCAGTCGTTAAGGGCAAAGACATTGCACAAGACTTGCAAATGCTTATAGAGAATGCAAACACCAAGGACATAACAGAAGTGCTTGCCTACCTTGAAAACGAAAAGCAGAAGTTAATTGCCACCATTAAGAGTGATAGGAAATGCACAGAAGCAGAAGCGAAACAAGCCCAGAAGTATCTCAATTTAGAGGATAGATGCAAGTGCATTGAAAACATCTGTTTGTATAGCATTAAGGACACCACAGAACTTAAATCGTATGTAAACAGATTATTCACTGACGAAAAGGTAGAAAACGCAGTCATGCTTTCAACTGCTCATAAGAGCAAAGGTTTAGAGGCTAACAGAGTGTTGATACTGCTGCCAAATAAACTGCCTTTGAAGTGGCCAAATCAATTGGATTGGCAACTGAAACAAGAACTCAACTTGAAGTATGTTGCTTTAACGAGAGCACGTAAAGAACTGATATTCGTTGACATGGAAGAAAATGCCTTGTTGACTGCTAACATTGAGAAGTGTTAACTAAATGTTAAAAGGCTGAATTGGTTTTGCCAGTTCAGTTTTTTTTCGTACCTTTGCATTACAATTAACGAGAATAATAACAATTAAAAACAATAAAATTATGCTCAACAAAGAAGACAAGAAAGTTCAGAAGTACATCAACGAGTGCGCTAATTTCTGCAAGAAAGCAGGAATGAAGACGCAAGACCAAATTTATGAGTGGCTTCTCGCTGACCTTATGGAAACCCACAAGGGAAAAGTGCCAAAATGGAAATTAGAGTTGGTTGCAGAAGACATTACAGAAAGCATCAGTTTGAAGTTGAGCATACACCAAAAGGGGATTCGCAAATAAATCCCCTTTTCATTTTCCTAAATAATAATATAAATTCATAATAATATGGCAAAGCAGATTAAGTTTCAATATCAAGTTAAGAAGTTCTTTGAAGACAAATGGGAAGCTAAAGAACTCATCCATGAGTGTGACCCCAACAAGTCAGACAGAGAGAATCTTGACGATGCTTTCTCCAAGGCTTGTGACCTCGGTGCTGACCCCAACAAACAAGTTAGATGGAAATTCATTTAAATTGAAAAATAAAATTATGGATATTACAGCAGAGATTAATAAGTTAAAAACCGTTGCCAAGGAAAATGGCTTAGAGGTAAGATTTCATAATCATACAACCAATATGGGTGATTTCTGTATCTTCATTTATGATAAATCTGTAAGAAAATCATACATTGTTGGGTTTGATGGCAATTGGGATAGTAAAGTAGTACCATTTAATGTATGTTTGCGTTCAGCATACAAATGGATTGAGAAACGTGACAAACGTTACATCAAGTCTAATGGTAGGTGGTGGTATATAGGATATTAACGATACTTGTACTTATTTAAGTCTTAATAAATGTTAATATTGTATAATAATATGAAATAAATTTGGAAAACATATTATTTATTTCGTATATTTGCAATATGAAAGAATTAAGGAGAATAGTAAGAGAGATTTTATTTGAATTGATGCGGAATGAATATTATCCCATCATAGTGTTTAACAATGGCTATAATTCAATTAGGTTTTATCTTGACGAGAATGATAGGGTTAAAAAAGAAGTGTTTATAACAAGCACTAATGAAATTCTTAGAAAGACATTAACTGAAAATGAAATTGATTATTGTTTAAACAATATTGATAATTACATTAAATATAAAAGGGTAGGCTAATAACCTACCCCTTTTTGTACTTATTTAAGTCCTTATATTCCACATCTTTCCATTTGTTTTCTCACTGCTTCTTTCCATTCAATGTATTCTTTTCTGCATTGTGCTTCCAACCTATCACGATTCTCTTTCGTGTCAACATAGAAAGTATCAAGGTCTTTCATGTGAAGCAGAAGTTTAATGCCATCCTCACTCTCGACAATGACCTCATCATTTTCTTCGTTGACGGATAGGATTGTGTTAGATGTCACTACGTGGTGGCACTGCATATCTAACCCAAGGGATATGACCTTGCAAGGTAATGCACACTTTATTCCGTTGATAATTGCTGTTTCCATATTGTTATAAATTTATTTGTTTAATGTGGTGCAAAGGTACGAAAAAAAGTTGAGACCGCCAAATAAAATCTCAACTTTTTTATGTTTAATTTAATGTATATTTCAACTCAAATAAAGATGCTAAACCATTGAGTAATGATTCCCAATCATTTTCTGTAACGCTTTTATCAATCATTTTCTGCCTAAATGCTTCGATATGCGTTTCAATCTTACAAGCATAGGTATTGTAATATTTATCCCATTGCAAGCATCTAATCTCATATTTTAGATTATCTATCCAAGGGTTGATATTGTCTTTGTTTGCGCCATTAAACGCAATGTCATAGAGCATATTCATGAAGTTAAGAACTTGCATTTTATGTTCTGCAATGGTGTCTGAGCCAATCACAACACCCTCCATTGGTATATTTATCTTGCCCATAATATATATGTATCTACCTTTGTATCGTAGTGCTCATATTTGATGGTTTCTCCCAAGAGTTTTGCTAATACACAAAGGTGTAAGTTGCTACCTCAACATCGAGACCATTTTCTTCAATGTAGTCGCTTTTAACCTCCATATAGATTTCATAGTCACTTTTTTTGAAGTTCTTTTCAAACCTATCAAAAATCCAAGGTCTCACATCACAAATGTCATTACGGACAAGACCCCATTCATGATTACCTTTTACACGCAAAACTAATTTTGTTTTGTTCTCTCCGTACCCATTAATGATTGGCTTTTTGGAAATTTTTTTAACCTCAACTGAGCCGTAGCCCATGAAATGTTTAACTCTCATAATTTTATCCCCTTTTTGTTTTACAATGCAAAGGTACGAAAAAAAATTGGATTGACAAAACAAATTAACGTTTTTTACAAAAAAATTTCTGGGGCACTAGCCACATCTTTCCTAGCTAGTACCCCAACGTCCAACAAAATCACTAACAATTAAAAGCAGTAGTTGATAGGCACGGAATCGAACCGTTTTATGAGAAAATAGCCGCTATCTGCGCTACGTTGCTATTCTCTTGCGTCTGCTATTACTAGCTAGATTTCTCATTTTCTTTGCTCATTCCTTGCTCAATGAGCAGCGCAATCCATTTCTGCGATTACCTATCATAGTTGGAAGAGGTGGATTTGCACACACCGAAGCCACCGAAGTGGCACATTAAGCACGAACTCAATGCCCATTTGTCTACATCTACCCTTGCGGATAGTTCTCCTCTGGTATCTTCCAAAAGGTGGTTTTTAATAAGTTGTCCACCGCAACCCTATGGTGTAAGTAAGGTGTTTTCCGCTGAAAATCTTAATGGTGTTCTCGTCTTTTTCAATGCCCTCACATCTTGAACTATTCAGAGGGATTTGTTCTCCATTTGACCTTACTCAATGTCTATCGTTTCAAAGACAATGCAAAGATATGAAAAAAATCTGAAACTACCAAATAATCTTACGCATTTTAACAATTTTTTAGATTTAACCTTCTATGTTTCGCATCACATCTGCTTGTTTATTGTAATGCAAAGGTACGAAAAAAAGTTGAGATAGCCAAATGAAATCCCAACTTTTTTTCACCAATCAGCGTTTTTTTCCACCTTTGAAATAGCCATTGGGTGATTCACAATTTGACTGCTCCCTAAATAACTCCGCATAATTGATAATGGGAGTTGCGAAAAAATATGATACTACCATAATATATTATATATATAAATTATCTAACTTGCAGTTCATAACGTTTCCGTCACGATGCTTAACACGTTTTACCTCAGACCTTGATGATACTCCATTGAATGTGAAATACACAAGTTTATCAAGCGTATATTGCAAGGTGCTGTTAAAATAGTCTGTATAAAGCCATACTTGCGGCTTCTTATGAGACTTTGTAGGATTTGTGGCTAATATCTTGCCACTCTTTCTATTTCGCACCCTACCAAGGTTAGAAACCTCATAACGAGTGTTCCACCATAAAATTTTCCATTGTTCCATAATATTACAGATTTATATTATTTATGCCCAACGTCTCCAATATTCTTTTGCGCCACTGAAGCCAAAATACTCACGGACACGATGTTGTGTTGCATCACCATCAGCGGCATAGAATGTGGCTCTCATATCCCACTTGCCATGCTTCTCCACACCATCATGGAACACTTCGCCAACAAGGTTTTCCTTTGGCGTTTTCCAAATGACGAGCAACGCCCCATCATCCTTTTTGAACATTGAAATTTTCACCATGTCTTTATCTTTTTAAATGTTTTTGTTTTTGTATCATAATAAGCATCTACGCCAACAAAAGGCTCGCTATATTGGCCTTCTATAATGTAATCGAAACCAATGTTTTTAGACATGAAATCAATTATATCTTGCCATATTTTAAAACCTATTGTTTGTTTATAAAAAGAACATTTTACCTTATACCATTTAATTGTTGCCATAATCTTTTTAATTTATTTGTTTCTTGATGCAAAGGTACGAAAAAAAATTGGAATAACCAAAAGATTATCCCAATTTTTCCTGATATTAACGTATTTTAACGCTTACTCACTTTTTGATAGGTCATAAGACCGATTCGTCTCTTTCAGATTGACCTTGAACTCACGCAGCAACTTCTGATAGTTCTTTGTTTTTGCCCTACCCTTGACAAGTTCTTTGGATAGCTGATATACTTCGTACTCCTTGCAAGGGTCAGTCCAGATGGGCGTAATCTGCTCACGCAACTCTTTGTTACGCTCTTCACGCTTCTGTAGTGAAATACGAATGTTCTTCTGCTTGGTGCGTATCTCACGCATTGTTTCTAACTCATTTGCCATAGTTTTATTCTGTTTTAATTTATTATACTTGTCTTTTTGCGGTTTCAATAGATAAAACCTTAATCTTCTCGTCTCTCGGTGTCATTGTATGCACCGCTTCAAATTTCAACGAATTAAGGAACTCACGCAACTCCCCAATGGTGGTGTCTTTTGGAATGTCTAACTCCAATTCAAGCGAGACGTTTTGAGTATTAAGGAAACTTCCCTCTCGCAATACTCCCACTTGCTGCAACACATATTCCTCAATCTGCTTCTTAAAGTACGGAGAAACAAACTCGGAAGCCTCAACGTTCTCATAGTCATATACCCTTGTATAGGTAATATCATTCTCGTCCTTATGGTATTCGGCTTCAAGATGATAGGTGTCGCCATCAATGTCCTTCATTTCCTTGAAAACCACAACATAAGTGTCTTTATCAAGCCAATTTTCGCCTACAACTTCATAGACAATCTCTGGTGCTTTTTTGCTTGTAAATTTCTTGCTCATATTTTTATATCCTTTTAATTTGTTGGTGCAAAGATACGAAATAATCTTCACGCCACCAAATATTTTAAGGGTTTTTAACACTCTTTTCCTCTTTAACTTCAAGTTTTGTATAACAAAATGAAATACTTCCCTTTGCGAAAGGTGGATTTTTTTTGAACTTCTTCAACGCTTCATCAACATTTTCGGCTTTTATTACTTTCCACCCACCTTTTTCACATTTCTCTGGTTGAGTTACTTCTATTTCGTATGTGATACGATATTCAGTCATAATCTCCGCTAATTAAATCTGTTTCAAAGATACATTCAGCGGTCAGTTGGTTGCGATATGCTTCACCGCCGCACCAAGCAAGAATACCGCCATAAGGGGAAAGATACTCGCCCAATTCGTCAGCGTCATAATCGTTAACGTCAATCTCGTCTTGATACCAATCCTTGATTGTGGTCTTGTCATTCAGAGTGTCAAGCAACTTCTTCGAGTGCTCCTTACCCTCCATATCCTTGATTTGGATATACTCAAAGGTATGGGTATCAATCACACGACAAAACTGACCTTCATCTGGGTCGGTACACGTCCACTCATTCACATCAAAGTGAATAGTTCCGTCTGAATTGAATTTGTTGTTGAACATCATAATCTAATCTCCTATTCTTATTGTAGTGCAAAGGTACGAAATTATTTTGAATTGACAAAATAAAATGCGGTAAATTCATAAAGAACACACCGCATTTAACAAACATTCACAAATTTACCTTATTTCGGCTACACATTCTCACGAACTTCACCAATTTTCTATAAACCTAACATTTACAGATGTATCTTTCACTCCTTGACTTGCAAGGTAATCACTAATCACTTTCGCAAGGCCATTTTCAAACTGCTTGGGGTCTTTGATGCGCTTGCACTCTGTTTCGGTCATAACCTCAAACTTCTCACGAAACTTGTAGGTTTTTCTCACCAAGTCAACAAACTCGTCATATTTACCCTCTGAAAGCAAGCCACACTCTGAATGGAAATTTGCATCTTCCAATCTGTCCTCAATGAGAATTTTCATGCGCTTGTCAGCCTTTTGGTGCTCTTTAAGCAACTTCATAAGGCTATCATAGCCATATGCCCACCCACACTTTTTATTGGGCTTATAGACGTATTTCTCACGTTCCTCGGCAGTGAAATAGATTGAATCGTCCTTGATGAAATTGTCAATACATTCCTTACACTCTGCCACGTTGCTTGCCCATGCGCCATAGTGCTGCGATGGCTTTTTCTCGTTGCCCTCTTTGCAGAAATCGAAATGGACTTCCTTGCTCTTAGGCCATCTTGAATAACGTGATGGGTCGAAGATACTGCGCTCATACTCAATCTCCGTTACCTTAATAATGCGATAGCCATTATAAATGTCTAACGGCTCTCTGCTTGTCTTGTGACCACTTCTTACACTCATAATCTTTATCTCCTATTATTGTTTTTTATTGTGATGCAAAGGTACGAAAAAAAATTGGATTGACCAAATAAAAACCCCCAAAATGTCAGGCTTTTAACTAACCTTAACATTTGGGGTCAAAAGGAGAAAAGAATGATGAAATATGTATACGTAAAAGGCAAGATGTGGGGGAGTTGCTTTTAAGTCAGCCTTATCCCCAACTATTTGCGGTAGTTGACTAATCTACTTTTCACTCTCTATCTTGCCTTTATATTTTTATACTTCTGGGTCGTCTGACCTTTCAATATGCCTATGGCATACGTTGTGCAGTTGTTCAAAGTCAATATCCTCGAAACCCTCTACAAGTTCCTCCTTACGTGCTCTGATAAACTCCACATCAAAGTAATCACTTGCTGGGTTGTAGTAGATACGTACTCTGCCACGATGCTTCAATCCGCTTACTGCAAACTGCAATCCGTAGCAACCATCAGTTGAACCAATGAGCATGAATGACTTCGCTCCCCACGTATAAAACTGACGTAATCTCTCTGAAATGCACGTTGTTCCGTTGATAGTCTTTGGTGCAGTGTTGCCCTTCAGCAGTGTGAGAATGTACTGCGCCATTTCCTTACAAGCGTTAACGTCACTCGGTGCTGCGATTTTCTTCATTTCGTAATCCATAATCTTTCTGTTTTTGTTTTGTGATGCAAAGGTACGAAATTTATTTGAATTGACCAAATGTTAAGGGGATTTTTTTCTTCCCTTTAACACTTTTTAATCATCTTCGTAGAAAATGGCATGGGTTGCATCGAACATAAGATAGTAGTGTCCATTTCCACAACCTCTGTATTCAAGCGACAGCCATGCAAGTTTCTCTCCGTCACGATTTGCCACTTCAACGGTATTGTCGTAGCCATTCTCCCAACGTCTGTGGAAATCCTTGCCGTTCTTGATGCACTCAGCCACTTCTGCGCTCATGCGCTCACGTTCATAACGTCTCCAAGGTATAGACTGCCAACACTTTTTTCTTACAAAGGTTTCAAATACTTGATGACAGTGTACCCAAGCATATTTTCCGTCACCCCAAGTCTGCTTATAAAACTTCTCGTAGGAGTCTGTGATAATATCATTCACAAGTTCTCTCTGCTCCGTCTCTGTCAGTTCAAAGAAATGTTCAATAGTCTCCTTGATGTCTGACCACAAGCCACTCTCGTTAAGCATCTTTAAGGCATCTGTGGCACGTTTAACGAAACGCTTGTAGTAATCAATCTCGTTATGCTCGACAAGCCTCAATGTTGCCCAATCTTCATAATGGTCTTGCCACGATGTCAACTCATGCCCATAGTGTCTTCTACCTTTTCCGATGGCACAAATGCGTCCATCTTCATGCAGCCACAAGCGGACAATTTTTGAGCCGCCACTAATAAGGCTTACACGATACTTCTTTGTAAACTCACTTGTTACGATTTCTCTGATTTCTTGTAATGTCATAATTCTTATCTCCTTTTGTTTTTACAATGCAAAGGTACGAAATTCCCAGCACATAGCCAAATTCCTTAACATTTTTTAAGAAAAAAGTGGGTGCAGCTTTTTAAAACCACACCCACAAAAACAAAAAGAATAGATTTATGAATTTTTCTCCATCAAATCCCTAAACGCAAAGGGATAGGTGCTATTCTTCTTTTGGTCAGCCGCCATCTTGTCAAAGTTCTTCTTCACGAACTTAGAAAGAATGTCATGCAATCGCTCATCATACTTGAACTGAGGGATGGAAATCATGGGGTTGCTTTTGCCCCTTGCATCCATCAATGCCCTACGGATGAACTTCGTCTGCCAAGGAAGATTGTATTTCTCCTTTAATATCAACTCAGCAACACCTATGATGCTTGCACCACTATCATGGAAATATGCCTTGCACATCTGGTAGTTGAGCAACAGAGTCTCAATCTTTGCATACTGAGAATACTTTTTAGTCTTAGCTTCAATAGCTTCCAACTGCTTTCTAACTTTACTATTACTCATAATTCTAATTCTTTATTTGTTTGATGGTGCAAAGGTACGAAAAAAAATTGAATTGACCAAATTTTTTAAGAGTTTTTTTCAAAAAAGATAAAAAAAAGAAGCAAACCTCCCCAAGTTTGCTTCCAATCAATTTAAAAAGGTTTTCTTCCTTAAATGCCTAAAGTGTTCCTCACTCACTTTGGGCGGTTTCCCTCTCTATGCAAAGATATAAAAAATCAATTTGAAAACCAAATATAAATATCAACGATTTTTGATTTTTTTCATATCTTCCTCAGAAATTTCTATTTTATCGAATATGTCAGCATATTTTTTACATTCAGTATATTCGTCCTCAATTATTGGGAGACGTACTGATTTTTCCCACCAAAGACAGAAAAGAAGGTCATTATAGATTTTCAGCAAATCCTTTGTGAAAAGTCGCTCATATTCAATTCTCGTAATGACAATTCCGTCAAAATACTTATAAAGTGAGTAGCGATGAAAATACGCACCAACTTCACCCTCTGCGTTTCTGCCAAAAGTTACACGACAAGAGATGTAAACGTATTTTCTTGTGAGAATACTATACGTTCTCTCTTCTTCCCCAAGGGTAGGATAACCGCCACATTTTTTCGCATAGGCTGCTGAAATCTGAAACTTCCTACCTACAATTTTGCGGATAGCCGCTAAAAGTTCTTCTCTGTTCATAATTTTATCTCCTTTTGTTTTGTGGCGCAAAGGTACGAAAAAAACGTGAACTGACCAAACAATTCACGTTAATTTTTGTTAATCCCATTCAGCAATATACTTATTTGTCTCGTTATCGTAGATGTTCACTTGTGGACACTTTGCATGACGATAGAACTCTGCTGCTTTCTTCATAGCAAGGGTAAGATTATCTGTGTTAATGTGCTTTGCAGTTTCCTCAATCACATCACCATTCTCATTCAACTCATAAAGATGCACAGAATAATGTGTTTCAAGCGATTTAATATACTTCTCTACGTTCTTATTAACGTCATGGATGACCCCATCGCTCATTGAGGCGCAATAACCATCTATAAGCTTGTTTACTTCGTCCGCACAAGCATCATCATCAATAACTATTGACTCCCATACAAGGGCATTAACAAAAGCCTTGAAAGCCTTTTTAACCATTTCGTAGTTTTCGTAATTCTCTCTGATTCTAATCTTATCCATATCTTAACCTCCTATTTTTTTGGTACTATTTTGAATGTGCGGCTACCTTGTTTAATTTCCACGTTAAGCAATTTAAACATTTCCATTGGGAAAGTATATCTGTAGATAACGTAATGCTTGTTCTTGCGGTGCTTACCTCGTTTGAAAACCTCAATATTATAGCCATATACTGCGGTTGCTTTTCTAATTGAGTTCTCATAGCCAACTCCGAAAGAAGAACTAACACAAAAAACACCCTCAATGCGGCTACGAGCGTTTTTAAGCGTTCCCCATCCAGTAAAGACGTTTGGTTTAATCCCTAAAACAAATTTCATATTTTAATCTCTTTTTAATAGTTGTAGCCATAATCATTACAGAACTCCTTAACCGCATTAATACGTGCAGTTGTGGATGCGTTATTGTAACCGCAGTTGTCAAACGTTGCACACTTCGTATCGTGGTTTACAACAGCAATCTTATTGCCGTAGTAATACACCTCCGAAACGTTCTTGTTTGTCTTGACAACTGAATTGCTGCCACCCCAAGCCTTTGCTTTCTTTGCAAGTGCATTGTAAATTTCTTCTTGATACTTTCTCATATTCTAATCTCCTTTTTAATCGTTCCCCACCAAGAATATCTCAGTGGGGGTGAATCGGCTGCTTATATGCTTTTTCCCTATCACATTGCAAAGGTACGAAATTATTTTGAATTGACCAAAATAAACGACCACAAATGCTGGAATTTTAACAATTCTTAACATTTGCAGTCGGCAAAAAGGAGATTAAAGAATGATTATTCGATTTTAATGAATACAAAACAATTTTCCATTACTTTTGATGCATTCCAAGTGACAATACCCTCTATTTGCGCATCCTCATATAAGAGAGTTACTTTATCGTGCATATCGTCAAGTTTTTCAACCTTAACATCAGGAATTGGCATTATAACCGACATATTGTTACTTCCATGCACTTTTGTATTCAGTGTGTTACGAATTGTGTCCGCATCACGCCCTTGAAATATCGCATTAACAAATGCAGCATTGATAGCTATTTTAATACTCTGTCCTATTGTCATATCTATTTACGTTTTTTCTGCCAATATTTAAGTTTTTTTCTTTTTGGACGAAATTTAGCGGTGTGAAACCCAGTACTCAATTCTTTAAGCATCGGAATAAAGATGCTTGTGTCATACCCATGTAATAATGTGTAAATCATTATTCTTCAACGTTTTTGATTTTTTCTTTGAACTTAGGGTTATTGACTATATCAATTACCATAATAGCCACACACGCACAGATAAAAATTCCAAACCACATAATTCTTTCTTTTTATTTATTTGATGGTGCAAAGGTACGAAATTATCTTCACACCACCAAACTTTTTAACGTTTTTAACAATCTGTCACGTCATAATTGCTTTTAACACCTCCCTCGTCAAGTATTGTGACGGCATTGGCATAATT